TATGCCAGTTGCAGAGATAGAATTACCCGATATACCGATAGAACCGGTTTTACAAGTTAACCGAAAACAGGTATTTAATATACCTGGAAATACTTATACTTATGAAGATGGAAAAGCCATATGTAAAGCGTATGGTGGAGATTTAGCTACTTATGAACAAGTCGAAGACGCGTATAATAATGGTGGTGAGTGGTGTAATTATGGCTGGTCCGATAAACAAATGGCATTATTTCCTACACAACAAAATACTTACAATAATTTACAACAAATTAAGGGTCACGAACATGATTGTGGACGTCCAGGTATCAATGGCGGGTATATAGCAAATCCAGATATTAAATTTGGTGTTAATTGTTATGGTATTAAGCCGAGGATTACTAGAAACGAAGAAGAACTGATGCAAACAATGACGCCATATCCTGAAACCAAGCAAGATGTGGAATTTCAACAAAAGGTCGATTTTTGGAAAAACAAGGCTAATGAGATTTTATTATCCCCTTTTAACTACAATTCCTGGGAAGAAATATGATTTAATAAAAATAAAATAGACAACTACAATATGCCAAATATAACAAATGAACTAGACTGATAACATAAAATACTATTAAAAGTGTTTTTACACATTTAATAGTAAACAATGTCATTTTATTTATCGTTCCGGCTTTGGTAATCATATCGCTACGACATATAGGACATTTACGTGTGTGCGCGTGCCATACACTTAAACAATAATTATGTATTATGGCATTGCAGTTGCATTGTTTAATATATAATGTTTGCGCATTGAGATTTATTAACTCATTAAATATGCTATTAGTGTCAAAACATATTATGCATATATTGTCATAATTGTTTTCAAAATTTTCGAATATGATAGTATAATATACCTCATTAGGCGGATAATGTTCATACGTTCTAAATAGCATTATATCGATATAATAGATAGTTTTATTATGTTATCAACGTAACAACTTATCACATATTTTTTCTTGTATTTTTCGAACCCTTTTTGGGTTTTATTTTTTTAGTTTGTTTTTTTGGATGCTTCTTATCATAGTGTGTTACTAAATCCAATAGTTTATCATAAATGTCATCATGCACAACTTCATCAACTTCATCATCTATATCGGTTTCTTTTTCTTTTTCTATGTCTGGATTATAGGTCGATTTCGCACCAGCCGTCATATCATGTGTAAATGCCCAATTCGGTATAACAATACCATCAAAGATATCGGATACCTGTGCGCCACCAGATTGTGTATTTAGGGTAGCTAATGGAGACAATCCCATTTTTAGCATGATGGAGTTTACGCTAAATCCCCCTGAGGTAATTCCATTGTTATTGTTATTATTATCATTATTATCATAGTTAAATATCATATCAGATGCGTCCATATTGCTAATATAAGTAGATATTTATTAATTGGCATAAAAGCGCTTAATTTCAGTAATGTGTTTTGTACTACGATTATTTTTAACATGTTCTATAATAAGCTTTACTTGTGACTCATTTTTTATTACTTCGGATAAGCTTTTTTCTAAATATTTAAAAGTAAGGGGTTCTTGTATTTTGGTATTTGCGAATTTTATTTTACCATCGCTAATTTGTATAACAGACGATGACATGTTATTATTATCTGCGTATTTGGTAATATTTTCACATAATTGTGACCTCTTATCTCGTAACTCTTTAGTTCTATCGTTCATTTTTTTTAGCTCGTTATCAATTAAAACCCACTGTTGAATTTGATTTTCAAAACTCATTATATATTTTGTTATATAATATTTATATAATGATTTAACTTCTTCGACGCGTTTGATTGCCACTCTTTTTGCGTCTATAAGATTGTTGCATAGCAAATAAGGTAAACGGTGTGAGCGCTTTGCTAATTATTCCGCCCCAGAACCCACCCTTTTGACTCCTGCTCCTGCTCCTGGACCTGCTCCTGGACCTGCTTCTCTTACGTCTCCCCCCGACCGTTCTTCCATTCAAGCTCACCAATGCGTTACCTGGGACATGACTTTTGCTTATGTCAAATGTATTGTTGTATTGTGTATTTGCGTTACCAGCAGTTGCGAGTGCATATGATGCTGCATCACTATACGAAGACGGGTTTGTCGAATCCATACCTCCTTTCTTTGTGTTTCTCCTCTTGGGCATTTATATAAATAACAAAGAATAAAATTATAATAATTTACTTAGGACATTTTTATTGCGCAATATTAAAATCAACATAACAAGTATTGCTAGAATCATTAGGAAAATTGTAAAAACTAGTCCTATGGTAATATAAATATAAGGATTAATTTCATATAATATAAAATCAAGTACAGGCTTGAACAACATTTTAAATTCGTTCTTAATATCGTCTCTCTTCAAAATCTCTAAACACTGATTTACCAACGAATCTTTCATATTTATAAAGGGTAAAATTAATATGGAATGTATAACTCAAATTTTTGCGGGTTTATATTATAATATTTTTCTAATTAGTACATAACTAATGGAAAACATTGCAGAACCAAATGACAGTTTTGACTTTACTAAATTATCATTAGGACATCCTTCTAATATTCAAGGTGGAGCATATTTTACATCAATTGAGTATAATAATCTTCCGCTTTATATTCAAACGACTAAAAGTTTATCAAAACAAGGAATAGTTAGAACGGGTAAAAAATTGTATATTGACTTAATGTTTGATAAAACGTCTGAAACCATTATTAATTGGTTTGAAAATTTAGAGGAAACGTGTAAAAAGTTAATATACGCAAAAAAAGAAGAATGGTTTCAAAATTCGCTTGAAGAGAGCGACATAGACAACGCATTTAATTCTATCATTCGCATATATAAGTCTGGCAAGTTTTATTTAGTAAGATCGAATGTTAAGTGTAATCAATCAGCTGAACCCGCAGTCAAACTATATAATGAAAATGAGATTACTATGACATGCCAAGATATAATTGATGACACCGAAATAATATCTATTTTAGAAATAAAAGGTATTAAATTTACTACACGAAATTTTCAAATAGATATAGAGGTAAAGCAAATAATGATATTGGATAATGAGCCTATTTTTAAAAACTGTGTAATTAAGGGGCGTAAACCCCCCAATGATAAACACACCAATGATAATGATAAACCCACCAATGATAACACCAACAATGATAAAAAAGAATTTGATGTAGCAAAACCAAAAAATATAGGTTTTATAACAAATGGTAAATTAGACAATATGGATAATTTAGAAGAAATGGATGATATAAGTGTAGAAAATAAACCACTTGACAGCATACAATTAGAAGACAATACGCAACTCAAAAACATTACAACCCCCGAAAACATTACACCCCACGAAAAAAATATGCCAGATGAAAGCGTTGACCTGAATTTTGAAATAGAAGAATTGTGTGATAATATAATTGAGGAGGAACCCCAATTACAAGAGTTAGAAATAGACAATACTAATTTAGATGAATTAGGCAATATAACACTCAAAAAACCTAATCAAATATATTTTGAACTATATAAGGAAGCCCGAGCAAAGGCAAAAACCGCAAAGAAAAACGCAATTTTAGCGTTTTTAGAAGCAAAGAATATAAAAAAAACATACATGTTGGATAATTTAAATGAGATGGATAGTGATTTTGATGAAGAAATAGACGAAGTGTCGGAAAGTGAATTAGAAGGTTTATAATTTAGGTTTATGTAATGTTTAGAATAAATTAATAAATGTATTTCAAAAATTATTTTATCATTGATTTTATATAATGAACATGTCTTTAAAAAAGCTATGGAATGATTATGGAATTGGTGTCATACTTATATTGCTTATAGTTGCATATGGAATTAGTTTATTTGCCGGTTATTTGACTAACAAGGGTAGAAGTGGATATGAACCAAACAAACCGATGAACCCACAATATAAACAGAACAGTAATTCAGATGGGGTGCGACCTGCGAATCCTATGGGCGAAAATGAAGTATTTGCTGACGCAACTGGCACGCAAACTAGTATGCCTGGACTTCCTTCTTCTTGTTCAGCGCCTAATATTCAAAATCCGGATGACCTTTTACCCAAAGACACAAATAGTCAATGGGCGCAATTAAATCCCACAGGAAAAGGTGAGCTTTCAAATATTAATTTGTTAAAATCTGGATATCATATTGGAATTGATACAATTGGTCAAACATTAAGAAACGCAAACCAACAAATTCGTTCGGAACCGCCTAATCCGCAGTTGAATGTAGGACCGTGGAATCAGTCAACGATTGAGCCTGATTTTATGAGACCTCCTCTTGAAATTGGTTCGGGTCACCAATAAAGTAGGGTGACAAGTAATTTATAATTGTTTTAGATATTAATATATAAAATAATTATATGAAGCCACAAACAATTATTGGATTGTTATTTATAGTTTTTATACTAATATGGTTAGCAACCATGTATTTCAATTCAGATGAATATAATTTGAAGTGTGTAATCGCGTCGAAAGATGGTAATAGATATTGTGTTAGAGACCGAAAACATATTCAGCCCGCCGCGAATTTATTATCATCTGTAACGGCAAATTGTAGTAAAATGGTCGCTTATATGAAGAAAACACATCCTGATGACCCACGTGTTAAAAGATTAGTCGAAGGATTTAACCCCAAAGCAATTAGCGAAACACTTCCTACTAGTGAATTAACCGCGTATAGCGAAAATAAAGGACAAAAAATTGCGTTTTGTTTAAATAAATCTAAAAATGGTAGTAAATTAATAGATTTAAACACACTGACATTTGTTGCGCTACATGAATTATCTCACATAATGACATCATCGATAGGTCACAAGCAAGACTTTTGGGAAAATTTTAAATTTTTACTTGAAAACGCCAAAAAGGCGGGAATTTATAATCCAGAAGATTATAAAAAGAACCCACAAGATTATTGTGGAGAGAAAATAGACGATAATCCTTATTTTGATTTAATTTAATTATTTTATATTTCATGTACAATGTAATATAAAAGTTAAAGCGAATTATTTTATATTACTTTCGAAATAATTTAGTTTAAAATAATCGCTAGATTATATATATGTCAGATACATTTTATAAAGTAAATTATATCATAAATGGAAAAATTGACACAATATATGTATTTTATGGAAAACCCGTTACCGCAAATAAAAAAAAGGAAACCATGGATTCCATATTTAATGAAAAAGAGCTAGCGCAAATAAACGCAGACAATACGACAGTAAAGTTTTCAGAACAACTAATACATTTTGACGATTCTATTGGAACAATCAAACTAAAAATACTTGTAGAGTTCAACAAAACTATTTCATTAGAAGAAATATATCTCTTTTGTAATAAATACGAGGAACTAAATGCTATTTCTCTCTATCAGTCTCTAACGCAAAATAAAAAACTAGAATTGACCAAAATAAGATTGGACCAGTTTCTTGCAAATATAGTAAGCGATGAAAACGGGGATGCATTTAAGATGCCTACATCAAAAGATGTTTATACATTCGATGATATTTTAGACATGAAAATTAATGGGAAAAAATATATTGTGAATAAAGTATTAGGGCAAAAGTTTTTTATAATAGAAAATGAATATCCATTTGTATGTAATCCGTATAATGTATATGATTTTGATAATTTAGTTGAAAGGGTATCGCGTAATTCCCTGACAACATTGAATAACCGCCTATTATTAAATTCAGATAACATTATAGACAATAATATTTATTTATGCGTGGCATCGGATGTGTTAAAAATGGCTATTGAAAAAAACATTTCACAAGAAACCATTGTTAAAGTGTATTATTCACTATTGTATAATAAAAATATTAATGATTTGGAGGATTTAATTGAAAATCGTGAAACATTAATAGCAAACAATAATAAATTATTAAATGATAAAACCCTGAAATTGTTTAAAACAATCGATATGTTTTATGGTGTTTATAATTTACGCAAAAATGATTTAAATTACGTCAATAAAGGCATAAAATATATTAAGGGCACGATTGTGCCTGGCTATGACCTTAAAATACCATTAGAAATAATATTTAAGGTTATTCATGCGTCAAAGACAAACCCACTAATTAAATACAACCCCGCGTCTCGTCAAGAAAATATATATAGACTTTTTACTGATAACACATCAACCGATGGTAGAAAAATTCCATTTTTAAAAAAGTCTCAAATTTTAAAATTGACGCGAAATATGGGTAAGATAAAGTCTGTATCTATTTATATTGAACACATTAATGAAGAACATGTGCAACCTGTAATTTGTGAATTTATGGAAAACGGATTCGTAACATTTAGTGTGGAACTTGCGTCGATTATAGATGTGCTATCTGTGGAACAATTATTGAGAGATGCTGTTAATCCACTTATACATGAAATAAGTAAATTTTTAGAACAAAGCGGATATAAATTAAATAAATTTACTAGTTTGAGCAGTGACAACATTGAAATTAACAATATTACTTATGAATCACAAATAAAAATTATTAAACGTCCCGATTTAGAACCATTTAAAAGCTGTATTTCAAGTGTATTTAATAATGAGTCAAGTGAGTTTAAATCCGGTATTCATTTGCGGTTTAAAAGAGTTGCTAATTTTAATAGATTAACCAGCCAAGAAGCATTTATTCTTGAAAAAAGTGAACAGGGATACCGCGGGAATGATATAATAGATGCATTATTAGATAATTTCAAAGATGATTTAAATCGAGAACAAGCCGAAGATTTGGTGCGTAAGGTTGCGAATGAAATTCAAGTAGAACGGGGAGTTAGAAAATCTACTATAAAAATTAAAGATAATCCTGGATTTAAAACAACTATTACGTTGGAGCAGTCTAGTGGAATTATTACAATACTTGTAGACAATATAAATGATATTAATTATTTAGTAACGATTCCGATTTATTTGGATACCATGATACGACTTACTCAAAATAAAGGTAGTACAAAATTTCTTGCGAATAATATAACAAAATTATGTTCTGGTGATGTTCAAGAAGAAATAATCATACAGGATATAGTTCCCCCTACGGAATCCTTAGAAAGTGATGTTCAAACAATAGATGACCAAGAAGAAGATATTGTCGATGAAAGAGAGAAACCAACGGGTGCGTTTAGTTTATTTTTTGATGATGAAGAAGAAGAAAATAGCGATATAGGAAGCGACAGTATTAAGGGTGGCATGAATACAGATTCTGAAAATGAGGAACTAGAGTATAGACCCGGGGTCCCAATACCCAATGGTATAGATGAAGATACTGATTCATCCTTAGAAACGGACGTAGGAAATATTGTAACTGTGCCTATTGTAACTGTGCCTAATGCTATGGATACTGAATCGGATTCATCCTTAGCAACCGATGTAGGTAATATTATACAACAACCTATTGTCGAAGAAGGGACAGATTCTTCATTAGTAACAGATGTAGGCAATATTATACAGCAACCTATTGTAGAAGAAATAGAAGAAGAAATAGAAGAAATAGAAGAAGAAGAAGAACCAGAAGAAGAAAAAGAAGAAGAAGAAGAAGAACCTAAGGTCCTAAAAGAGCCTGATGTAGTGGAAAAAGAGGTAATAGAAGAAGATGAAGAAGAAGGCGTTTCTGAGGCGGAGGGCGATGAAGTGAAAAATATAGATGGTTTAAAATTGAATAAACCATATTATTTTCAATCATTAATTGAGAAATATGACCCAGTGTTGATTTTAAAAGAAGACACACCACAATTTAACGCTTATTCGCGCACATGTAGTTCTGATACAAGACGTCAGCCTGTTATATTAACAGACGCACAATTAAATAAAATTAACAAAGAACACAAAGGATTTTTGAGAGAGGAAGATGTTATTAAATATGGCTCAGACCCTAAGAATAAGTTTAATTATATTTGTCCGCGGTATTGGTGTCTTAAAAACAACACTATTATAGATCCATCTGAACTAAAAGAGGTAATAGGTAAAGATGGTAAAAAAGAATTAATGCATCCAACATGTGGTAAAGTTCTTGCTCGTGGGGATAAAAAAGTAAAACCCGGTTATTATATATATGAATTTTATAAACCCAAAAAAGATGGACAAAATCGCTATCCGGGGTTTCAAACTGGTAAACATCCAGATGGTTATTGTTTGCCGTGTTGCTTTGATAAATACAATACCGAAGGCAGAATTCAAGCCAAAAAGGAATGTTCAGGGGAAACCGCGCAACCTATTAAAGAAAAAAAAGTAGATGAAAAGGAAGATGAGTACATAAAGGGACCAGATAAATTTCCATTAGACCCAGGTAGATGGGGGTATTTACCACCTGAAATGCAATCGGCATTAAGAGAAGTAAATGCGGATTGTCAAATAAGTAAGACTAATACCAATTTAAAACAAAATCATCCATGCTTATTGCGACATGGTGTCCAATTAAACAAAAAGCAGTCATTTATTGCTTGCTTATCAGACGTCATATTTTTTGCAAAACCACATATTGATAAATCGCGCGGAACAGCTGAAATATTAAGTATTAAAGACATGCGCGACCGGATAATTAAATCATTAAATATAGACATGTTTATAAAATATCAAAATGGCAATTTAGTAACTGATTTTAAAAGTTATACCAGTAATGTAAGCGAAGCTAGTTTGACCAAATACAATACTTCGGATTTGTATAAAAAAATTAAAACGGATAAAGAGTTGTTTTATTTTAAAACAGTTGTAACCGCGTTTGAAAATTTTATTCAATTTTTAAGAGACGATAATGCTATTATAGACCATACTTATTTATGGGATATTGTTTGCATGCCAAATAGATATTTGTTTCCTTCCGGTGTAAATTTAGTAATATTTAAATTACCGCACGATGATATAACTAATAATGTTCAGCTCCTCTGTCCGACAAACCATTATTCGACACAATTCTATCAATCACGAAAACCCACCATTATTTTAATGAAAGAAGGTGAATTTTATGAACCTATTTATTCATATACTACGAATGAAAATACATTAAAAATCGCAAAAGAATTCAAAGAAAAGGACCCATACTTGTCGCCAACAATGCGCGCTGTAATCCAAGAAATCATTAAACCTGTGCTCAACACCATGTGTAACCCGTTAATGAGCATGCCTACTATAAAAGTTAAACAGTCACTATTACCACACGCAATTATTGAACATTTGGAAACATACAAATATATCATTAAAAAATATGTAATGAATTTTAATAATAAAATAATCGGAATTGTCGCCGAAGAGCCTATGGTAGATGGCATAACTGGATTTATTCCCTGTTATCCATCAGTTATACACGACATTTGGGAAAACAATACAGATTTTGTGTTTATGACGGATAAAACGTTATGGAATGATTATGATGATACTATAACCTTTTTAACGAATTTGTATAAGCGTAGTAAAAAAAAGCGTCCAACCGCAGACATACCATGTAACCCTATATTAAAAGTTGTTGAAGACAATATGGTAGTAGGTGTATTAACTGAAACAAATCAATTTGTACAATTATCGAAACCCATTAGCGAGATGGAAATTACGTCTGACAATGATATCCCATCACTAAGAAATAATAATTATATTGTAAATAGCAAGAGTAAAACGTCACAAATGGAAAATGTTGATGTAAACATTTCTACTACAAACGACGTAGATAATGAACGTATAGATTATATTCAACGAATTAAAATGGAGACAAACTTTTATAATGTTTTTAGAAATACAATACGAATTCTATTAAACGATTACAATAATATCAAGATTAGAGAGAAAATAGAACAATTACTAAAAAACACATTTTTAATTTATTCAGAAAAATTAAATAAGGTAGATGCATTATTGAAAGAATTAGTAAATGAGTCCATTCAATTTAGCGGGGATGATAATTATTATAAATTAATAAAAGACATTTCTACGTGCCTTGTAAAAAATAAAGATGAGTGCGGCAAGGCTGGCAATTTATGTGCGGTAACCCGTGACGATAACTGTAATTTGATTCTTCCGGAAAAAAATTTGATGACGCATAAAGAAAACCGGGGTATTTATTTTGGGAAAATGGCAGATGAACTAATACGTTATAGTAGAGTAAATCAATTCATGTTTCAACCGCAGACATATTTATCATTTGGTAAGATTCAGTATAATTTACGAGAAGATGAAATAATTTTGTTACAATCTCTCCTTACACAGGAATACTTTGATGGGCTGGTTCCGGTTGTTGTTAATAAGTATGTGACAAATAATTCTTATGATGAAGTAGAACCGGTTATTACGCAGTTGTATGATAACACATTTACATTGCCGACAAATGTACCCGACATGAATTGTACGTCTATTTTAAATAAAATTGCGTCTGCTGTATGGAGTAAATGTTTCCCAAAAGCTTATAAAGAAATATCATACAGCAGTAATGCATATTGTACATTTCAGTGCATTATAGACATTATAGAGAAAAAGACTAAACAGGTTAAATCAATAATCGATATTAAACATGAATTGTATAAAGAATATAAAATACATTTAGATAATGGACAGCGTGACAAAATAGTGGATATTTTAACTTTAGAAGGGAAAAAAATGCTTGGAGACCAAGTGAAAGCGCAAACGTTGATGTTTGATGATTTTATTTATGCGTCTAACTATTTTTTGACTCCATTAGATTTATGGGTATTGGTAAACAAATATCAAATACCAACTATTTTTATAAGTTCTAAGAATATTTTACAAACAAATTACGCAAACCACGAATTTGTAGGGTACAGTACACCGGACTATATGAATGGAGCTTATGTATTTATTGTCATACCTGGACTTAAAAATGAGCAGGTACCTGAATTTAAACTTATAATCGATGAAAGTAACAACTATTTTATTCCTATAAATAAACTACAGGATGATTGTATTGATAATATAAGGCAAGCATTTGATAATAAAGTGAGTATACATGAATACCTAGATACATTTATTAAACCTAAAGCGAAAAGTACCAAACTACGCATAAACATTGAAGATGATGTAAAACCACCAACATTTAAAAAGATGCCTAAAAAAAGGACACTTAACATTATAGATACATCGCCAACAGATGCCGTGCCTACCAAAACCAAACGGTCTAATGTAATTTTAAAAGGAAGAAAACAGACTAAAAAATTGCGAATTAAAGATGACCAGCCCATTATTGCTTAGGAATTACAAATATTAAGTGCCATAATTGTATTCATAATTATATTCATATGTGTATTCATATTGAATATTGTCATCCACAGTATCCATATTATTGTCTGCATCAGCATTATTGTCTGCATCAGCATCTGCGTTATTGTCTGCATCAGCATCGGGATTATTATCTGCATCAGCATCGGGATTATTATCTGCATCCGCGTCATTATTATTATCTGCATCAGCATTATTGTCTGCATCAGCATCCGCGTCATCATCTGTGTCTGCATTATCATATGCGTTATCATCATCTGAATCAGACGTGTCGTCCACTGAATCATCTGTGATAAGATAAACATTAGCGTTAGCATTAGTCACACCTTGACCAATCGTAATTCTTAAATAATCTAGATTGTACAACCACTTAAGGGTTTTGTGATTTTCGAAAAATGTGTCGTTTTCCGTTTTAAAATAATCTATGTGTTTGTCATTAAATATGTATTTTGTAATATAAGGTTTTGGGTTCTTCGTAATATTTATACCCAAATCAATATGGGATAATACGTTAATTTGTGAATAATTTATAACAGCGGTTTTTCTACCAAATGCCGGATTAAATTTGTAAAATTGCGTTAACTTGCATTTCAATTTCGCAAAAGCATTCGTTTTAATGATTGCTACAAGGGAATATAAACTGGTTATATACAGCAATAAATATGGTTTCATAATTGTGATTAGGGTATCGTCTGGAAACTCGGCATCTATTTTAAATTTCATAGTTACGTGTAGCTTGTTAAAATCGGCTAACATATTATGTATGTGCTTACGTAATTGGGTCTTTGTTGAATCATTTACATAATTTTTAATTATATATTCTCGTAATAAAAATTCATATTGGTGATAAAACTCGCTTAAATTGAAATTTACATTAAAATATTTTTCAAACAAATCGGCTTTATAACGTGTATTGAATTTTATGAAAAAATAAATGTTATATAAGTTTGACTTATCAAAAGGTAAATTATTATAAGGATTTTTAACAGCAATTGGTTCCGAAAAAAAATAATGCGAATTAGTGAGTGAATTATTAATAATTTTTAGCAAATCATTAATTTTAAATAGATATTTACCATTCTTGTGATGAAGGCATATAACATTTTTACCACCTTCAACAATTTCATTTAATTCCATATCAGTGTTTGCGTTTAATTTTGCGCATTTATACAAAAAAACGTTTTTTAATCTATTAAACGCATAATATGTGCGCTGAATTTTGTAAAACATGTCATTAAATCTTTGTTTCGTCATATCATTTAAAAATGGATTCTTATTTGTCTTGTTATAAAAATCGAATTTGAGTTTAGTCGTGTAAGAAGTATTTACAAAAATTTGAAAAAAAATATTAGGTGAATTTGAATCGTATGTATCGCTTTTAAGTAATTGTTGTATTATTGAAAAAAATGTCTTCATTGTTTTAAATAATATTTTATATTTAATATATATTTTAGTTATATCTCATTTACATCATTGAAGATTACAAGTGCGACAATTCCGCCGAATCCAACGGGTTATCTTAGTACACTGTATTTAATGCTGCACGTCTCGTCGCTTTAAGGAACTTGTTTTACCGATATTTTTTTTGCGAGTTCTCCCATATTTACAATATTGTTTTTGAGAAAACCCTTTTGGACGATTACAATTAATACTTTTTTTATATTTTAAACTCCATTTTTTGTTACTTTTTTTTTTACTTATTGTCATTATATTAACAAAATATTTAATTTTCGACTTATATAAAATATGTAAAAAAATTATTATATGTGTGACATTCTATTTTTATTAAATATAAATTATGACTTAATGCCTTCTTCATCTCACAAGTTATATTTTATATTTAGAATCCTGGGTTATAGTCGTCATCTTGACCTAAATTTTCATGTTTAATGCTAATCACATTGTTCTGTATGGATAATTTATTCACGCCGCATGGGTCTTGGGGGTCTTCTACGGTTTCAAAGAATTTCTCAATTTCATTATTCAAATCCAATGGTTTGTATTCACTTGTTTCTTGTAATTTTTGTAATTCATCAATATCCAACACAACTTGAAACGCGCTAGTTCCAAAGAAACCCTCTTGACCGCACATCACGTTGGCGGACACACCACGGAATGTATCTAATTCGGCATGTCTTGCTGCTTTAAGAAACATTTCAGGAGTTTCTTCAAAGGAAGCCTTCGCAATAGGTCCAATATTGTCATTATTGATACCATGTCTAAATATGGATATCATTTTGTGTGTATATGTCATTCTGTCTACCAACACGCTGAAATTATGGTAGTTAATATATGTACCATCAAACTCAATTACTTCAACAAGTTCATTATAAATAGCCTGACGCGCGGCTTCAATGCCTAATATATTATAAATTTCAACAATGCTATTACTAAACGTTCTTTTATAATCAATATAATCAAGACCGAGAATATCTAACAAATTGGTACCGATAGTATCTAATACCCATATTTCTTTATTTTTGTAAAGCCCATTATTTTCTACGACATTGTCTTTTATTTTACGAACAATTACTTTTTTGATACCCTTGACACCTCTAAGAACAATGTTTTGTAATAATTGGTCCTGGAAATTTTTCAAAACGTATATTTGGTCCGACTGGTCAAGCGGCATGACTTTTGATTTCTTTTGTCCGCCTCGTCCAGAAGCGGACTTTATCACTTCATTCATTCGAATTCGAAAGATAAGTTTATCTGAATTGTAATCTGAATAAACGCATGATATTTGGTCATCATAACTATTCTTCAATGTAAAATTAACATCATCCATGGTTATGTTTTTCTCCAACATTGTTTCGGGGTCCATTTCAATCCGAATAATCCACTTGGATTTTTCATTCTCAGACAATGTAAAATCAGAACATTCAACCATCATGTTTTCAAAAGCTCGATACTGCTCAAGCATATCAGAATCTTCGGCTATAAGCGTATTGAGGTCATCTGGGTCAAAACAGATTTGAGTGGATTTTACTATTTCTTCTAGGGTAGTATGTTCTAACATGTACATGATTGCTTGCGCTTTGTCCTTTTGGTCTTCGTCTTCGTTCTTTAAGTAAACTGTAAGCGACGGATTTTTAGGCTCACTTGATAGTGATAATATTTCTTCTATTCTAGGGACACCACGAGTCACGTTGGACTTGGATGCTACACCAGCAAAATGAAACGTGTTGAGTGTCATTTGCGTAGACACTTCTCCAATACTTTGTCCAGATATCATGCCAACCATTTCACCCGGTGATACAACGGACCTTTTGTAATCCATTGTAATTGTATCTAACAGAAGTGTAAGTGCGCTTTTATTGAATCGTTTTATCATAAGAAGTTGTTTGGGAGAAAGATAATAAAAGAACAATGTTTTAAATAACTGGGTAGGCGGAGCGTAGACATTTTTCTCCAAATTTGAATAACACTGTTCAATCATTTGAAATGCTTCAAACGGCGTAATATCCACTAATGATGTATTTGTAATATTAGTTTGACCCTGGACATTATTAATAATATACGAAAACGCAACGGGCATGTTGACTACTGAATCTGACTTGTTTTTAAATACGTATTTTATAATAGACTCTCTTTTTTCAATCATAAACTGTATGTATTTATCACAATATGTCATCATTTCACTGTACTGTTTTTTATATCGCGACAGCACATTTTTAAGGAATATATTACTTAGAATTTGGTTGCTTGAATTATCATCTGGTAACAAATAATGAGAGTAAATATCCTGCGTGCTCATGGATACAATTGGTATTTGCTGATTTTCAACTTTGGTCGTATCTGTGTTATCATCACCATAGGCGAATTGAACGATTTTATTTTTATTAGTTCTTACGGTCATATCATAATTTACCATTAAATCTTCTAGACCTTTGATTAATCGTCTTTGAATATAACCAGTTGTGGATGTTTTTACCGCAGTATCAATAAGACCTACACGACCACCCATAGCGTGAAAGAACAATTCTTGTGGTGATAAGCCATTGATATAAGAGCTTTCCACAAACCCACGTGAACCAGGCGACTCATCGTACTTGGTATAATGGGGTAGTGTTCTATGGTCAAACCCATATGGAATTCGCCGCCCATCTACGTTTTGCTGACCAAGACACGAAATCATAAATGATATGTTTAATTCAGAACCCTTTGACCCGGCATTCACCATGGTAACAAACCTATTATTTTTACTTAAACTCTTGAGACCGACATTACCAGCTTCTGAAGTAGCCTGATTCAATATATTATTAACACGAGTTTCAAATTCTTCATTATTTGTTTTACCCGTTTTATTTTCAAACACCCCAATTTGGGTTTGTTCAATCAAATTTTTAACATCAGCCTTTTTTTGAGTAATAATTTTTATAATTTCATCATTTGTTTTGTCGTTAGAAATTAAATCACTAATACCTACACTAAATGCGGCGGTTTTCATGTAATCCGTTACAATGTTTTGTAAATCATCAATAAATTTACTACATGCGAAATTACCATAGTCGTTACAGGTTCGGTGTAACAATCCCTTTGTGCCTCCACCTAGTGTACTTTTATCCATTTGTCCACGAATGTATGTGCCATTTTGTATTTCGATAACATTATTTGAAGTTTTAATATCATCTTTATCATCTTTGAACGATTTGGTCTTGTGTTTAATGGTGAGCGGATACATAATTTGAGATATAATGTTAAAACTCGTAATTCCGGTTTCATTTTTGGCATGCTGCATAAGTTCGTGTTCATTTATTGAATTACACGACATTAACAAATTCATAGCGTCTCTTGGTGAGAAATTAATACCCTCTCGTGTAAATTGATAACACCCAAGCATAGAGTCCTGGAAAATTCCAATAATGGGTGAATTATTCGCAGGACTAATCATTTGATATGGAACAGCTGCCAAATTTCTCAACTCTGCTTCGGACTCGGGGTCCTGAGGCATATGTAAGTTCATTTCATCACCATCAAAATCCGCATTGTAGGGCTTGGTATCGGCTACATTCATACGAAATGTATCACCTCGCTTCATAATTTTAGCAATATGACACATCATACTCATTCGATGAAGAGTAGGTTGACGATTGAATAACACAGCGTCTCCGTCCATCATATGTCTATGAATAATATCACCTTCTTCCAAGACAATGGAATCGCGGTCCGTATAATATCTTAGCGTAATAGACTCACCACTTTGTTTTTCCCAAATTTTTGCACCAGGCCAAACATCGGGTCCATTTTGCACTAGTTTTGTCAAAAATGCCATATTTAATTTATTTACTGTCACGGGCTTGGTAATGTTTTTTGCGATTTTCATTGGAATACCCAAATCACGAATTGATAAATTAGGGTCGGCAGTAATTACCGAACGCGCACTATAATCAACGCGTTTTGCCATCAAATTACCTCTCATACGCCCCCCTTTACCATTCAGCCGGTCTTTAATAGACTTCAATGGTCTTCCCGAGCGTTGAGCAACAGATGCGACTCCTGGTATTTTATTATCAACTTGTGTGGCTATGTAATATTGTAAAACTGTGGTCCAGTCGTCGATTACATTTGAAGGCGCGTTGTTTTGTATCTTATCTTGTAATGTTTTATTGGTTTTAATGATATTTACCAAAATATGACTTAAATCATCCTCAGACCTTTGTTGCGCATCGTGTTTTACAGATGGTCTTACAGAAGGTGGTGGGACAGACATTACTTGACAAATCATCCAATCGGGTCTGGACCAAATAGCACTAAAACCCATAAAGGATACATCCTCGTCAGAAATACGTTTTAATATTTTCAAAACCATTTCTGGAGTAACCTTTATAATAATGGGTTCTGATTCGGCGTCTTCATTTTTCCATTCCGCAATAATGGTGGCAAGACCTTCTTTACGGATTTTTTTGGGTTGAAGACACCCGCACCCATCGTCGGTATCCTCACCACACCTGGTAATTTTACTCGCTAGCCCAAATACATATTTCCACCTGGCTTCGCCTGATAATTTCAAGGCTTGCTTATATTTCTCTTTGCTAATTAACAACTTGCTGCATTTAAAACACGCACATCGCAAACATTTTAAAATAGTATTAAGATATTGAATATAAAATACTGGTCGCGCCAATTCAATATGACCAGCATAACCAGGTGTGCGCATATAATCTAGTCCATCCGTTGGACAAATAAGCCCTGGCTCTAAAACACCCATGCGCGGATCAAACAATCCGCCAATTACGGGCTTGTTATTTATATAAGTGTCTCTGCTTGTAATTTCCGCTACGGAAGCTTTTCGTATTTCCTCGGGAGACATTATGCTAAATTGTATGCCAACCACATTGGAACAATTGGTCGACATGTTTTTGTAACTTGCAAATTTAGACATTTCTTGTATTATTATATTATGTAGATTTTAGATTGTTTTGAATAGTTAATCATTTTTTTTAAAAATTAATCTTTAAATGTTTTACACTTTATATATATTATAATGACACATCATGTATAACTAAACGCATCGGTTTGTTGTTTTTTATATAATAAAAAAATGAATTTGATTTAAACTAATTACTATATATTACATTTATATATTCTAGTAATGCCAAGAGATACTAAACTTAAAAGAGATGTTAAAAAAGACAAACATACGTATGATAAACAACAAAAAAATAAAAACAATGATGATGATAATGATGAGACGTCGTCTAGTGATAATGAAGATGATGGAATGAATGAACACGAGTATAGGAAATTTTTAAGTAAGATATTTCCATCAAAACATCTAGATAACAAAATTAAGGCGGGGGAACGTCTTAAGACCAAATTAAAACCTAAATCGAGTACAAAAAAGGAAGAATCTGAAGAAGAATCCGATGATGAAGACGAAGATGAAGCTGAATGGGAAACAGCGAGTGAGGCGGACAATCCTATTAAAAAACACAGTCGAAATAATGAATTTGACGAAAAAAATAAAAATAGCACAAAAGGAAGCAATGTAAACATAACATTTACTATTGGCGGTATTGGAAAGGATGAAGATTCTTACGACGAAGACTATGAAGACGAAGATGAAGATGAATCTGTAAGTGAAACAGAGAACGAAGACGAGTCAGTTTCTACGGATTCATCCTCACAAGTAGATGAATCTGAAGATGAAGATGAATCCGAAGATGAAGATGAATCTGAAGATGAAGAAGAAGAAGACGCAATATATAATCGTACCCGTAATAAGTCATCCATGCGAAAAAAATTGGAATCCCAAATAAAATCCACCCCAAACCCCAAATATATTAAAAAGAACAAGGAACCTAAAATTGCGGAGGATAAGGGTGATGTCGTTGAACACCAAGCGACCACGTCTTCATCTGATATTGTAACCAAATTAAAAGAACTACTTGAACAAAACAAAAATAATAAAATGGCTCAAAAATGCATAGACATGTGTGAAGATGAACTTGCTTCTGACAAAAAGAAACAAGATAAAAAAATCGCAAAAACAAAGGCAAAAAATTTACGAATTTTTAAGAGAAAAGTCAATGATAAAAACGTTATGAACGACTTTGCCTTTTACAGCAAATTAAATGTTGACGAACAACGGGCGATCATTAAAGAATTACGCGAAGTAAATAAAATAACCCACATTGAAAAACCATACAGAATGACGTTGTTAGAGTCTAATATGCCTATTATATTCAAGGGTGCCGCTATGAAAAAAATTAACGCGATTCGTTACATGGACCCCGGTAGTGGAGAATTTTATAAAATTAAAAACTGGATTGATGCTTTTATGCGTATTCCATTCAATGTAGACCAAGCATTAACTATTAATATAGATGACGGAGTCGATAAATGTCATCAGTTTATGGAAAACGCACAAATCACGCTGAATAAAGCTGTATATGGACTAAATGATGCTAAAATGCAGATTATGCAAATGTTGGGACAATTGGTTACCAATCCGAAATCTATTGGGACAGCCATCGCAATCCATGGACCACCAGGCACAGGTAAAACCAGTTTGGTCAAAGAAGGAATTAGTAAAATATTAAATAGACCCTTTGCGTTTATTGCGCTTGGTGGAGCTACGGACAGTAGTTTTCTAGAAGGGCATTCTTATACATATGAAGGAAGCACATGGGGCAAAATAGTTCAAATTTTGATTGATAGTAAGTGTATGAATCCGGTAATATATTTTGATGAACTAGATAAAATAAGCGACACCCCAAGGGGTGAAGAAATAGCCGGGATATTAACGCATCTTACGGACACTTCGCAAAATAGTCAATTTCATGATAAATATTTTGCGGAAATTGACTTTGACCTGAGCAAGTGTTTGTTTATATTCAGTTATAACGACGAAACAAAGGTAAATACTATTTTGAAGGATAGAATGTATAGAATACAAACCAAGGGATACGACCTTAAACAGAAAACGGTGATTGGTAATGATTATTTATTGCCACGAATTCGGGAGCAAGTAAAATTTGAAGGAACAGATGTAATTATACCCGACGAAACGATTCGTCATATTATTGAAAACCATTGTAATAAAGAAGCTGGTGTGCGAAACTTGAAAAGATGTTTAGAAATTATACATACTAAATTGAATTTATACCGTTTAATGAAGCCGGGTTCTAATTTATTTGAAGAAGACATGTCGTTGAAGGTGACATTCCCATTTACAGTAACTAAGGATATTGTAGATAAATTGATTAAGTATGACACGCAAAATACGTCAGCATTATATAGCATGTACGTATAATTATAAGTATAAAGCTTGCTATAATATATAAAATGAAACAATATAAATATATTTTTTTATTTTTTGTATAGCTAAAATATATAAAAAATGAAAATTGATGTGCCAACAATAGATGTATCTTTTTTATTAATGTTGCGAAAAAAATACAACACAATATTGTCACATTTGCGGGAAATAGTTGATATATATGATGAAATTATCGGCAATCCAGAGTTGCTTCTTACACTTCATAGTGATGTATTGACGCAAACCGATTTGTCAACTCGAATAGATTCTGTACAAATCGTTGAACAGAAAAAACATTACTTTGCAAAAATTAAACATATTACACAAACTATTTCAAATGTTACAAAGGATATACATCAAAATTGTGTTCATGAGTTTGAAAATGATAGTATTGATATTGATTGCGAATGCTCACAAAATATTACGTATTGCACTATTTGTGAATATACCAAACCATAATTAATATTCTGAATATGGGACATTGTTTCCTCCACGATTATTTAAATAATCGTATTGTTTTACAGTCATACACGCGCAACCCATGCTATTGGAGAAGGTATTTGGGCAACATTCTGGCTTAAATGGCGTATTTGCAAACATTAACATCTCTCCCTCGGGTAAGGGAATAGGTTGTTCAGGACGATTTAATATATTTGCTACACCTGGACTTAATGGTTGCCCTCGTGTCACTGTTAAATTAGGCATGTCCCAAGAATTGGTATTTATTACTTTGCCATTTGTTAAACTATATTGCGACGATTCACCGTAGTTAGTGTTTGCTCCTACAAATCCTTCGGCATTACAACATCCATATAGGGTATTTATAATAATTACTAAATATATTATTCCCATAAGAATTAATACTTCCAAACTCAATTTAAATCCAAATAATTCAAGGTTCATTTATATACTTATCGCCAGATAAAATTTTCATTATACCCTTATTTTCATTATACCCTTATTTTCATTATACCCATATTTTCATTATACCCTTATTTTCATTATACCCATATTTTCATTATACTCGTATTATATAATGAAAATCTTACATACTTACCTTATTGCGTTTTGAAGCATATTCATTCCTGAGGCAACTTGCGACGCAACATCTTTTACCACATTATCTGTTCCTCCAATAACACCGCCTCCAGCGAATCCTTCGGTAATGCCAGATACATTACAACAACTTGTTAGTGTATTTACAACTAATATTAAATATACTATACCGATTAGTATTAATACTTCTAAATTTAGTTTAAACCCGAAAAAAGAGAGATCCATTATATACATATTAATTATAAAAAAATTCCTTAAATCTTTATTTTTATCATATGCATGATTTATACTATTTCTATACTAATTGATTTATTTCACTATTATTTTATTTACGATTCTATATCGCTAGAAGCGCTTCTTAAACTTATTCATAATTGAACCTAGTTTAGGTGTGGGACCTTTTAGCGTCGGCGGTACTTCTTACATCAGTTGTGCTTGTGGCATTATTGGTTCCGGTTCTGGTTCTACTGGCGTAGTGGGAGCGATTTGTGGTCTTGTGGTTGTCGGTGGTGCTTGTGTTACTTGGTCCATACCTTCCCTATTGCATGCCCCACTTAACGCGTTTACAAGCATGATTAAATACAAAATGCCGATTAATATTAATACATTTAGACTGATTGAGTATCCAAATAATTTTATGTTCATATTATAAAATACATAAATATAAAAATTAAAACATTATGAGTTTTACTAAATATGAGTTTGTATTTAAAAATATAAAACCCATAAACATATAAATTATTATATGAAACCAAGACATTATGATTTTTTAACCCGGGTTAATCGGTCGAATAATAAGAGCCAACCGACAAAGATTGACGCAGTAAACCATTTCAATAAAAACATGAATTATTATATTTGTAGTTTTGGTGGTTCAGGTTCAACCGTTTTATTCCAATATTTATCAAATTTTGGTAATGTATATCACATACATGATAGATATCCGCCTATTAAATTAGAATATGTTGGCAAAAATAACGCGATTGAAGAAATATATAGCGAATGGTTTAATAAAGTGGAAATTCCAGAAACCGAAATTAACAATTATAAAATTATTTTCATATATCGAAATCCCATTAAAGTAATATATAGTCGTTTAACACAAAAAGATAATCCAAATATTCCGCACTTACAACATATAATGTGCGATAATAATGGCGACATTTCATTGTCCGACGTTTTAACAAGTGGCAAGGATTTATATAAATTAGAACAATTTTTCGACAATTACACTTGCAAGCAAGAGAGAAACTACCGAATATACTGTGTAAAATATGAGCAATTCTGGGATAATATTCCCTTTTTTAATAAAATAATAGGTATACCCGACATTAAAGAACTATACCCAATTAAACACGAAGCACCAAAACCAATCAGGCACCGTGACAAATTAACGTGCATATATTGGTCATTACTTAATAAAATGCATAATAAGGCTTTTATAGAATTGGTATAGGCTTTTTAGAGAGAGAGTAAATTTATTGTAATAATGTTAATTAAATGCCGTTAAAACCAATTAAATAAAATACTTGTAGTATGATATATTATAATGAATGACAAACAGCGGCTACAATTACAAAATATGATTAAGGTGAATGGAACTGATGACTATACTGAGTCTATACGCGAATTAAAACATAGCCAGTTGTTAAGAGACCAGGTAAATGCTCTTATTATGATTAAAGCAAAGTATAGAGATGACCCTGAAAGAATACATATAGAAGGTGTAAATGACTGCAATTTCTTATTCACTTATTACACCGACATATATAATAAATTACGTAAAGATGAACTTGATATCAATATATTATATAAATTATTAGATGTACTAAAAAAGATAGAAGATGAGGAATTAGACCAGCACGAGGGTTCCTTTGTTGTAGGCACAGTATTGAAAGAATTATATGTAGATAGTGCTCTTAAAAAAGCAGATAAATTAAACGAAAGTAATGCTGTAACACGTGAAGAACCCAAGCCTAAGAGGGAAATCTCATGGCATCAATTTAAAAAGACTATCTAACTTGTATTTTATACCTTTTCGCATTTCAAATGCCGATTTTATTTATGTTTTCTGCTTTTATTTTTTTTATTTTTATTTTTTTTTATTCGTTTAGTTCTATTTTTTTTGTATTTTTTTCCACCACCAGGCAAACCCCGGCGTATCGTGGCTGGGGCATCTCTAAATTCATTCAATTCGTCTTTTGATTTTTCAAGTTGCGTTTGATAATAACTTGGTAATGTATTTGATATTAAGGTATTTCCTATTTTTAATGGTTTACTAAGTTGTTCTATAGCCGATTCTTTGTCATATTGAACCTTATCAAGCAATTCTATTATTCTACGTTTATCGCTATTATTTATTCTATAATTATGTAAAATATTTTCTATTTCAACCTTATAGGTTTTTAAATCTTTAATGTTATCTTTTAATACTAAAATTTGTCTATTTAAATCTTTTGTTTCATTTTCACAACGACCTAAATCCGCAATAGCATTAGTAAAATTTGTCTCATCATAGCCTAATTTACTCATATATATATATATATATATATTTTTCATAAATGTAAAAATCGGCGTTTCAAATTAGAAAAGTGTATAAAAAATAATAAATTTAAGCGCAATAATAAATTTAAACAAAATAATAAAATTTAAACACATAATATGATATATATTTATTACATTATGTCTAATAAATATATTACTACCAACTGTTTGGTAATTGTCGAATCGCCGGCGAAGTGTGCCAAAATAGAAGGATATTTAGGACCTGGATATAAGGTAGTTGCATCTTACGGTCACTTACGCGAGCTTAAAAAGGTTGATGTAGAACACGGATTTAAGCCCATTTTTACGATTATTGACAACTCTCTCAAAAAGAAACAAATAGCAATAATTCGACAAGAAATTAACAAGGCAGACGACGTAATATTAGCATCGGATGATGACCGAGAAGGAGAAGCCATCGCTTGGCATATATGTGATTTGTTCAAATTAGATGTTGAAAAGACTAAACGAATTACATTTAATGAAATAACCGAGTCCGCATTAAATTACGCGATTCATAACCCCCGCACAATAAATATGAACTTAGTTTATGCACAGCAAGCCCGTCAAATCCTTGATTTATTAGTAGGATTTAAAGTATCACCCATGTTATGGAAATTTATTACGAATCATGCTGAGAATTCGTTATCTGCTGGTAGATGTCAAACACCCGCATTAAAAATTATTTATGATAATCAACAACTAATTAATAATATACAGGACGCAACTATATATAATACTACTGGGTATTTTACAAATAACAACTTAGGTTTTAAATTGAATAAACAATTTGATACCAAAGAGCAAATAACTGATTTTTTAGACGGGAGTTCCAGATTTGAACATATATATACATGTACAAGTCCTACTAAGAGTTATAAAAAACAACCGGAACCCTTTACTACGAGCACAATTCAGCAAACTGCTAGTAATGAGTTTCGTTATTCGCCCAAAGAAACCATGAAGTTATGTCAAAAATTATATGAAGCAGGATATATCACTTATATGAGAACTGATAGTAAAACATATAGTGCGGATTTTATTAAGTGTGTAAAGGATTATATAGAGCACAAATATTCGCCTAGCGAACAATACGTACATCCAGATATTGATTTACTCGTGAGTGGGTCCACATCGACAATTAAGAAAAAGAAAGACAAACAAAATATGATTACACAGGACGCACATGAGGCTATACGCCCAACTAACATTTCTCTCTATAATCTTCCAGAGACAGTAGATTTGAAAGAGAAAAAGATGTATAACTTGATTTGGCAAAACACTTTAGAGAGTTGCATGGCTCCCGCTGTGTTTTATTCACTAACGGCGACTATTTCCGGTTTTACCAATACCCAATACACATATTCTAGCGAATTGATTTATTTCCCCGGATGGAAAATAGTTGCGCAGAAATATTCTACCGAAAATAAAGAATATCATTATTTACAAACAATCAAGCCCAATGCGGTAATGCCATATAAGAAAATTATATCGCAAGTCGCTGTTAAAAATATGAAACACCATTATACGGAGGCAAGATTAGTGCAACTGTTGGAAGAGCACGGTATAGGGCGCCCATCTACATTTTCTATGCTAGTAGATAAAATACAAGAAAGAGGATATGTTAAGAAAGAAGATGTCAAGGGAAAAGAAATCAAATGTTGTGATTATGAATTAGCTGATGGAGAAATCTTTGAATCCGAAGTCAAGAGAGAGTTTGGTAATGAAAAAGGTAAATTAATTATACAGCCCATGGGAATTATCGTAATGGAATTCCTAGAGAAACATTTTTTAGATATTTTTAATTACGACTTTACAAAGACAATGGAAGATGATTTGGACAATATATCCAAGGGTATAAAATTGCCAGTAGACCTTATCAGTCAATGTAATACTAAATTAGATGTATTAATTGACAACTTAAAAACGGAGACCAAAATAGAGGTCCACATAGACGACCAACACACTTATTTGGTAGGTAAATATGGTCCCGTTATTAAATGTACAGAAATGGATGAAGACGGAAAAGAGGCGGTTTCATTCAAATCAATTAGAAAAGATGTAGATATTCATCAATTAGGACAAGAAAATGGTGAATATAATTTGGATGATATAATAGATACTAGCGAAAAACAACAGAACCAATACTCATTAGGAACACATGAAGGGGAAGACGTTATTTTAAAAAAGGGCAGGTTTGGTCTGTATATAACCTGGGGAACAAACTCAAAATCATTAAAAGAATTTAAAAATCGACAAATAGAAAGTATAACATTTGATGATGTAAAACCCTATTTAGAATCATCAGTTAACAATAATATAGTGAGAGAAATTACACCCGAACTTACCATAAAAAAAGGTCCCAAAGGCGACTATATTTTTTATAAGAAACCAAAGTCGAAAAAGCCCACATTTTTTGATATTAAAGCATTTTACACAGATACAAATCAAGACTATAAAACATGTGACATACTCGCGTTGAAGGCATGGATAAAAGTCACCCACAAGGTTTAATTTACATATTTATATTACCCTTTTTTATAAAACAAATTACCATCTGCTCGCGTAGTCATACCCCGCCGTAATATCTGTGGTTGTAATACACCAAACTGTAACATGAATGAATAAGGAAACGTGCTAAAATCCGCTAGTTTACCATTATGAAATCTTACTTTAATAGCAAGCCGTCTAATTCGGTCTGCGGGAGGAGTAAAATATTTATATGGTATCGAGTCTCTATCAAACCACTGACTAAGAGGCGTTGTAGGAATCGATATTTTAGCAAATGCCGCATTAACTATACCATTTGTTTCATTGGTTTCTTTTGTAAATGTACTTACATTGAATGGTGAGGTTTCATCAATATTATTTAGACCATTTATCTCCATATAAATATAAGAGGGACCCATCAAATTAATCTTGGCTGGGCACTCTATATAATATACTTGAGACCCGACTAATAATTTGTTAGGTAAAAGCCAGTACCCGTCATCCCCGTAATTTACATCGCCGTAATAAAACCTGGGCGAATAATCAACCTTACTTGTAGCAGAAATATCGTCTCGAGTCAATCCCAAGTTATATGGTAATCCCCAGTTCGAAAAATCTGGCAACAAATTACCTACACTTTGAGTACATTGTAAATTCGAAAATCCTTGGCTTTTAATAAATGTCAAATTATTAAGCAATGTAAACCCATCCGCAGTATTTCCAAACCAAATGTTTTGGCGCACTTGATTATACACCACAACAAATCTATCATAAATCGTAAATGTAGCAAGTAAATCAGGGCTTGTCTTCATTAAATATGCTTTAATTCGATTTGTCACTGCTTCATTAAATTTATTTGTTAATTCGGTCGCCATTTGGGTTTGTGTATAAAAGCCTTCTTCTATAAAAATAACAAAATTGTCATTTTGAGTAGTAAATAAACAGGCATATATAGCTTCTAACATAGGGTCGCTAACTAAATGGTCAGCAGGATTATATGGATTTGTAATTGTGAATGCCATAGTTAAATTATTAAACGTTTCCGAAAAAGTGCTGTAATTTGCAGGGAAAGTCCAATTTGTGAGTCTTACTGAAACAACATTGTTTATGTCTTCAGGTAATTCGATTTCAAACAAACTTGAATTTGGATATTTTATCATGTCTCGGTCTTCTGAATGGATGGATACATGTTTTGTGTAACTCATATATTCTTGCGCATTAGGTTGGATTGGGTGTCCAGTATTTAAAGTAAAGTCATTTGTAATATAATTAGGATTGAAATTCATGTAATATTACTTTATAATAATTTGTATATAATAATTTTTATATAATAATTATTATATTATATAATTTGAAAAACATAATGTTTATATTATTAAGTATTTAATAATTGTTTATATATATTATTATATGAGTCTTCCACAAAGAGTAGGAATAAATACAAACGTAAAACAATTTGAGTCACCGTCTTCATTTACTCCATGGATATTTAACAAGGCATCCAATACAATAACACCTTCTATAAAAGCCGCCAATTTATTAATTCAAGGGAATTTAACTGTACTAGGACATTATATTCCATCCGATATTAATATAAAAGAAAATGTAGAAATCTTGTCATATGCTGATATTGAATTTGTATCACAATTAAAACCTATTAAATATAATTACATATATGATTCCGAAAAAAAGCCACATTTTGGTCTAGCAGCACAAGAAGTGCAAAAGCACGTGCCACATTTAGTAGGCGAAATACAAGATGATAGCATAAGTGAGACGCCTATAAAAACTGTTAATTATATTGAATTAATACCTATTTTACTGGCAAAAATAAATAAAATGCAGGACGAAATCACGCAATTAAAACAGGACCGTATAAAAGATAATACAGAACTAAATCAAAACATGCAGGATTTTTTTCGCGAATGGAATTATGAGTGGTCCAAACAGATGAATAGACAACAGGTAAATATAAATACCACAAATGCTAATTTAAGCAAATTAAAACGGATAACAAATCGACAAATAAATAATATATAAATAATATATAACCATGTTAAATTGGTACACTATTCTTTATTTATTATTTGCTGTTATAAGTGTATTATTGTTTTCAGTAGGCATTTTGTTTAACATATTATCTAATTTTGGTGTTATAACATATCAATCCAGTTTTTTAACGTCGGAATTAATTGGATACCTTGTGTTGGGTTTATTTACACTAATGGTTATATTTTTGTCTGTATATAAAATGGTTGCTTTAAACAATGGAATATTTGCGCATTTATTTAATATTGCGCCTTTATTTTTAATGTTGGCAGTCATTGTGTATAATATTTATTTATTTGTATTATATAGGGAATATATAGTTAAGGGGCGTGTCGTATCAAATTATTTTTGGTACGATTCATTTATGCTCTTTATTATGATATCACAAATTTATATTATATGTACGAATTTATTGAATAATCTGTTTCAAAACACAGGCAAACTGACGAACATATCATCGTCAGTATTTTATTTAACCGCATTATTTTCTATGATAACAGCCGGAAATTTATTTATTATACTCAAGTATTTCAAGACAGATGGTTAGCTAACTCCATTAATATATATAAATTTATATGTTAGTCCATAGTTATGTTCATTTTCCCATATTCCAGACATTTTTAATACAACACGCATGTTTTTATTGCTTTGTGATTCAGCAAACAATTTAATATTTCCATTTGCGAATTGTTCGTATATTTTGAAACACGGCTTTTTATTGAATTTTATTTTATTCAATAATGATTCTTCTATATTTTTTATTTTATCAATAACGTCATTATGAGCATTTACATTAAAACTATATTTATATTTATTATAATGTTTTTCACAAATCACATTTTTAAGTTCTACTTCCAAATATATACCATTTAAGGTTACGTCGTGAGTTGAATATATAATTCTGAAAAAGTTTCCATCGCTTATTACATTGTTTTTTATAGGGTCGCACAAATGAACATAATGGTCTTCATATTGTTCTAATTTTGTAATTAATATCATGAATTATATAGTGCTTAATATTTAAGTTTTAATTGGATTATTCGTTTTATTTGTTTTATTTGGGTTATTTTGTTTATTCGGACACAATTCATTTAAACAAATCTATACAATAGTAAATATGAAGTATCATGAACCACATTTTGACAAATACATAACCGAAAATAATAATTACAATTTACATCCAAAATTAAAAAGCACGTTTGATACTTTTCCTGAAAAATTAGCGTGTTTGCCCAACATGATATTTTATGGACCGCCTGGCGTTGGCAAGTATACGCAAATGTTATGTGCAATAAAAAAATACAGTCCTAGTAAATTAAAATATGAAAAAAAAATCAGCGTCGTTTTTAATGCGCAACAATATTTTTTAAAAATTAGCGATATACATTTTGAAGTAGATATGGCACTTTTGGGATGTAATTCCAAGTTACTATGGCATGAAATATATCAACAAATTATAGATGTTTTATCTACTAAACCGGATAAATCAGGCATAATTGTGTGTAAAAATTTTCACGACATTCAAAGCGAATTACTTTTAAATTTTTACAGTTACATGCAGACAAATAACAACTTGTCGGTGTGTGTTAAATTTATTTTGATAACGAATGAAATTAGCTTTATTTATGAAAACGTGTTAAATTGTTGTCGTGTTATAAATATCCCTAGACCTACTAAAACGAATTATATAAATCATATAAAACAAAAATTACCTAAAACATTACAATTGGAAAACATAACAAACATTAAATTGCTTACCAGCGAAGACCAACATCATACAAATTTTTATAAGATAATATTAAGTAAAATAATTAACAGCATTATAGATTATAAAACGATACAGTATTCTGTTTTAAGAGACAATATTTATGATATATTTATTTATAATCTAGACATGTACACTAGTATATGGTATATTCTTACTAAATTAATATCCGACCGTAAAATTGAACGCAAACATATATCTGATGTTATGGTAAAAACGTATTTGTTTCTAAAATATTATAATAATAATTATCGTCCTATTTATCATGTAGAAAAATACATTTTATATTTAATAAAAATTATACATAATATTTAATTATTTAATTATTCCAAACTCTCCTATTTGATTTGTTATTTGTAATATTTCTATTATAAAAGTTATATGTTCTCAAATATTTGCTAATAGGCACTACTATTGTGTTATTTGCTTGTGCTACAAACGCAAAATTGTTGTAGTTATCCGGAACACCTCTACGGTAAAATATCGCACTTGTATGAATTCCCATTTATAATATAATAGATTATTATATTATCTATTAAATTTTACACTTAAAAGTTTTTGAACTACAAACATTATGAATTGTGCAGAAGCATTAGATATTATGAATATAAATCATTCCATTATACATTATAATGACATCACCCCCGAGTTTTTAAAAAAACAGTATAGAAAAATGGCATTACAACATCATCCAGATAAATGTGGTAACACGCCTGAATCGAATCTTAAATTTCAACAAATCCGCGAAGCATATGAAGTATTACAGAGGGAAATTATAAAGGAAAGGGACGACGCTCCTACTCATAATACGTCTGAATATGTATATATTGATATTTTACAACTATTTATGAAAAGTGTATTGCAGGGCAAATATAATGATATTGTTTTACAGATTGTTTTACAGATTGTTATTGGTTGCAAACAAGTATCAGCACATATTTTCGATAATGTCGATAAAGACAATTGTATGCGCATTTATCAGTTTCTCTCTTTGAATCGATTAATGTTTCATTTATCAAATGATTTTTTAGATAACATTAGAGAGATTGTCGTTAAAAGGTATGACAATGTTCAGGTGTATAAGTTAAATCCAAGCATAGATGATATATTGGATAACAACCTTTATAAATTATATGTAAATGATACACTATTTTTGGTCCCATTATGGCATAATGAAGTTTATTTCGATTGTTCCGGTTGCGAAATTATTGTTATTTGCCAACCACAATTAGAAGAACATGTTTCTATTGATGATGATAATAATGTTCATGTGGTAACAAATATCACGCTTACAGAGCTGAGTCATATATTAAATGGACAAACAAATGGCACTGACAAAACACTTATAATGATATCCATTGGCAAAAAAGAATTTGGAATTCCGGTGAATGAATTATTTATAAAGCGGCAACAATATTATACATTACATAATCAAGGAATATCACATATTAAAACTGAGTTAGATGATATTGTCGATAAATCTGATATTATTTTCAATATTTTAATATTTTAGTTATATATAATGTATAAAGCTTCCGCAAACGCTACGGCAAGTGGGCTGAATGTCTACGGAGATTTGGTAACAAGTAGCGGTTCAGCTACGGCAACGTCCGATATCAGTGAGGCTGATGCTTTTCGTATAGCTACATTATTAGCCCAAAATGTAGCAAATTCACAGTTACAAAGTGATATTAATATTATTGACCAATCTGTTGAAACCGCCGCAGAAGTTATAGTGACTGGTACAACTGGTGTAACTGGACCCGCTGGTGTAACTGGACCCGCTGGTGTAATTGGACCCGCTGGCGTAACTGGACCCGCTGGCGTAACTGGACTCGCTGGTGTAACTGGACCCGCTGGTGTAACTGGTCCAATGGGTTTACCAGGTTCATCAGTAAATACAGGCGCTACTGGAAATACAGGACCTACTGGAAATACAGGACCTACTGGAAGAAACGGAGATAAAGGTGATACTGGTTATACGGGTGTAACAGGTAATACTGGTCCAACGGGGTTACCCGGGTTAGCAACAAATACAGGTGCTACTGGTAATACTGGACCTACTGGTCATACAGGTAATGCGGGTCCCACAGGTGATAAAGGACCTACAGGAAATACTGGACCTACTGGTCATACAGGTAATGCGGGTCCCACAGGTGATAAAGGACCTACAGGAAATACTGGACCTACTGGTACAACGGGAAATACTGGAAATACGGGACCTACAGGTGATACAGGACCGACCGGAGATACTGGACCCACTGGTGATACAGGACCGACTGGTGATACTGGACCTACAGGTGATACAGGACCAACAGGAAATACTGGACCGACTGGTGATACTGGACCTACAGGTGATACAGGACCGACCGGAGATACTGGACCCACTGGTGATACAGGACCTACAGGTGATACAGGACCAACAGGAAATACTGGACCGACTGGTGATACTGGACCTACAGGTGATACAGGACCGACCGGAGATACTGGACCCACTGGTGATACAGGCCA